ATGGAAAAGAAAATTGTACTCATCACCGGAGCCTCCTCCGGAATAGGGGAAGGCTGTGCTCGCAAGTTTGCCATGAACGGTTACCGGCTTATACTCAATGGCCGTAATGTGGAGAAATTGAATGCTGTAAAGAAAGAATTGGAAGAAAAATTCGGAGCCGATGTGTATCTGCTTCCTTTTGATGTCCGCGATAGGCAGGCTGCTTGTGCCGCCCTCGAATCCCTTCCGGTGGAGTGGAAAGCGATAGACATACTGATTAACAATGCCGGACTCGTCATCGGAGTAGACAAGGAGCACGAGGGTAATCTCGACGAATGGGATGTGGTGATTGATACAGACGTGAAAGCGCTTCTCGCTATGACCCGCCTCGTAGTTCCCGGCATGGTGGAGCGCGGACGCGGTCATGTCATCAACATGGGGTCTATTGCCGGAGACTACGCTTATCCGGGCGGCAGTGTGTACTGTGCCTGCAAAGCCGCCGTCAAGGCCCTTTCCGACGGACTCCGCATCGACTTGGTGGATACTCCGGTACGCGTGACGAACGTCAAGCCCGGACTGGTGGAAACCAATTTCTCTGTCATCCGTTTCCGTGGCGACCGGGAGGCGGCTGACAATGTATATAAAGGTATACGCCCGCTAACCGGTGACGATATAGCCGAAGTGGTTTATTTTGCCGCTGCCGTCCCCGAGCATATCCAGATTGCAGAAGTGCTGGTGATGCCTGCCAACCAGGCTACCGGGACAATTGTCAGCCGGAAATAGAATTTGTATAAGAATATGATAAAATGATACTATTTTATCTTCGGGGAAACGTCTACATTTGCCCACAGCTAAATGATTATAGAATCTAAACAAGAAAAGCATGAATTTTAAGAAACGAACAAATTTCCTTTTTGGAGCACTGCTGCTGACCGGCAGTTTGTTGGCTCAAAACGTATGTGTATCCACTCCGAAAACTTCTTTGGTGCTTTCGGCTCCTGAAGGCGGTACACTGAGACACTTGTATTATGGTAACAGACTTTCTGAAACCGATTTGCTGAATATTGCCACGGCAGAAGCAGGCCACACGGCCTATCCCGAATATGGATTGAATACCCCTGTGGAGACGGCTCTTGCTGTGAAGCATGCTGACGGTAACATGACCCTCCAGCTTGAAGTGCTGAATGTGACTACCGAGAAGGAAGGAAATGCCGTGACGACTGTCGTGGCGCTGAAAGACAAAGTGTATCCCTTTTTTGTCAATGTCTGCTACCGAGCCTGGCAAGATGCCGACGTGATAGAATCCTGGACTGAAATTTCTCATCAGGAGAAGAAGCCGGTAGTGCTCAATCAGTTTGCCTCCGGCTATCTGCCCATCCGCCGCGGTGATGTGTGGCTCTCCCATCTCTCCGGTTCCTGGGCCAATGAGGGCTTTTTGACGCAGGAACCTCTCACTCCGGGCATGAAGGTTATCAAGAATAAGGACGGTGTGCGAAATTCTCATACCGACCATGCAGAAGTGATGTTCTCCCTTGACGGCCGTCCGCAGGAGAACACGGGCAACGTGATTGGCGCAGCCCTCTGTTACAGTGGTAACTACAAACTCCGCATCGAGACGCATGATGATGAATATCACCATTTCTTTGCCGGAATCAACGAAGAGAACTCTGCTTATTCCTTGAAGAAAGACGAGCTTTTCCGCACTCCCGAACTTGCCCTGACCTATAGTAACGAGGGATTGAGTGGCAGCAGCCGTAACTTCCACCGCTGGGCGCGTCTGCACAAGTTGGCGCACGGCACTACTCCCCGTAAGATTTTATTGAACAGTTGGGAAGGCGTGTATTTCGACATCAACCAGCAGGGTATGGACCAAATGATGGCGGACATCGCCTCCATGGGCGGCGAATTGTTCGTGATGGACGATGGCTGGTTTGGCGACAAATATCCCCGTAAGAACGACAGTTCATCACTCGGCGACTGGGTGGTGGACAAGAACAAGCTTCCGGACGGTGTCAAAGGGCTGTTGAGTGATGCCAAAAAGCGCGGCATCAAGTTCGGTATCTGGATTGAGCCGGAGATGGCAAACACCACTAGCGAACTTTACGAACAACATCCGGATTGGGTGCTCAAAGCTCCCGAACGCGACCTCGTACTGGGACGCGGCGGTACGCAGGTGGTGCTCGACCTTGCCAATCCTGCCGTACAGGACTTCGTGTTCGGTGTTGTTGACAATCTGATGACTTCTTATCCTGAGATAGACTATATCAAATGGGATGCCAATATGGCTGTCATGAACCACGGTTCCCAATACCTGACCAAAGAAAATCAGAGCCACATGTATATAGAGTATCATCGCGGCTTTGAGAAGGTGTGCCAGCGCATCCGTGCCAAATACCCCGACCTTACCATCCAGGCATGTGCCAGTGGCGGTGGCCGTGCCAACTACGGAGTGCTGCCTTACTTCGACGAGTTCTGGGTGAGCGACAATACCGATGCCCTGCAACGTGTCTATATGCAGTGGGGAACTTCCTATTTCTTCCCCGCCATAGCCATGGCATCGCACATCAGTGCCGCCCCTAACCATCAGACATTCCGTACCATCCCTCTGAAGTACCGCATCGATGTGGCTATGAGTGGCCGTCTGGGTATGGAAATCCAACCCAAGAACATGACAGAAGAGGAAAAGGCGCTTTGCAAGAATGCCATTGCCGAGTACAAGACCATTCGTCCCGTGGTACAATTGGGAGATATCTACCGCTTGATATCCCCTTATGACAAGCAGGGTGTGGCTTCATTAATGTACGTGGCTCCAGAGAAGGATAGGGCAGTCTTCTATTGGTGGAAGACGGAACACTACTGTAACCAGCATCTGCCGCGTGTGAAGATGGCCGGTCTCTGTGCCGACAAGCAATACCGAGTACATGAGCTGAACCGCATAGATAATGTTCCCTTGAACTACGAAGGAAAGGTCTTCAGTGGTGCCTACCTTATGGCAAACGGGCTGGAGATTCCATACAACCATAGGGTGGACTACCACAAGCAGAACGACTATTCGAGCCGTGTGCTTTATCTGGAAGAGGTGAAATGACGTGAACAAAGGTGAGGTTTAGTCGCGTAAAGGTGAACTTGAGCAGTGTAAAGGTGAGGTTGATGGGTACAGTTGGTACAGTGGGTACAGCGGTCCTTTTGCCTCACACACGCATGTATATAAATAATGTACGCGTTATAAAGCAATGTACATAAGCGCATGTGTGTGAAGCAGAAGAGACGCTGTACCTACTGTACCAATTGTACCACTGTTTGGATGTCCAATCTTTTCTTTTCGTGGTAAGATGGAAACATAAAAAAGTCCTACAATACGTTGATATTGTAGGACTTTTTTATGTTTGTAGCCTTCTGGCTTTTTTCTCTGTGAACCGCTTGGGATTAATTCGTGTTATATATTTATTTGATTTTCAGTTTGTTCTTTTGGATATTTTTACAAGGGTATCACATTAGTATCTTTTTTATAGCTTCCAACTTCTTTTCAGCATCGTATCTGTCGTCAATCATTTCTCCTTTTCCGGTGCATAGCCACTTAATGTTAAGCATAGGGAATGCCTCAGAAATACGGGCAATGCTATCACTGCCTATGTTCCCTTTAGTTTTCCCTCCTCTGTCCGAACAATTAATGTAATTATTGGACAGACCGCAATAAGCCTCGAATGAATTGAATCCTTTTACTAACTTAAGTTCTTCCCTTGCATATTGGGCGAATATTTTCAGCCGGTCTATCGCTCTTTCGTTGTGTTCTGATTCCTTTTCCATTTATCAGGTTTTTGTTTAAATCGCGCAGATTGAATGCGCTGCCACTGTCCGTGTTGTGCTTTTCATCACATAAAACAATCTGCATCCTAAATAAGATTCTTGCAATTTCCATTTTTTCTTCCATGATGCTATCTACAGCAGCCTTTAGTCTTTTTTTTAGGTTTTCCATATTATTGTTCCGGCTTTTGTGTGATAACATTTGGCTTTTGCCCATTGTTTATGACTAGGCAGGCTTTTTAGAAGGGTCTTTAAGCTCTTCAATTTCTGAAAGTTGCTTATTTATTATTTTCTTTAACACTTTTATAGTGTCTTGTGCATCTTCGAGTTGGCTTACTGCTATTTCCAAGTCCTTTTTTGTGTCATTTTGCTCCTTGTTTAAAATAATGTTAACTTTTGAACTTTCAGATTGTAAGCCTTCTTCAAAAAATATGCTTCCTCTTCCCGTCAATATATATCCGGGATTTATATTCTTGTACTGTGAGCATACATAGCTTACGACATCTATTTGTATGCTGTTTCTCCCATTCCTTGCATTGGAAAGTTTTTGTTGGGTCAAATTTGGAATCTCCTTGCATAAAGAGGCTCCGCTTATACCGACTTTGTCAAGTACTTCAAAAAACCTTTTTGTGACATCATCCATAATTTTCACTTTTTTATTTTGTTGTACAGAAAATATGTACTACATTTGCCGTCGTAACAAGTACGAGATGTTACCAGACATTGATTAAACATTCTCCTTATGGAGTTTATATATGATTGCCTCGTAGTAGCTCGTACCTATTACGGGGCTTTCTATTTAAAGCCAGTTATACAATCGGTTCTATCAGTGCCAACCGTTCCGACCTTTGTCAGCGGAGAGATAAAATGGCTCTTATGTTTTGCGCTATATGTCTTTTATTGGAAAGTCCTGCTCTGTTCCTATCACCTAACAACAGGCGCCCAAGCGTTGTATTACGATAACCAATAAGGGATGAATCAAAGATATTGGAGAAGTATTTAGTGTCAAAGCAGCAAAATGGATAATTAAGTTTAATAAAGTCCATCTGCCTCCTAATAAATATCTTGGGAGAAAGGGTGAGGTATAAACATAAGTTGATATGAGAAAGAAAAACAAAAAGAACAAGCGTTCGTTTAAGAAAAACGAGGTTCAATCTCCGTTAGACCTCCATAATATCAGTCAGTATATTGAGGATTATGCGATAATATCAAAATTCTCACACCTACCTTTCAGCAAAAGGGAATGGATAGAGACAAAAAGATACGAACTACAATATTCGGCCAACAAGTATGAACATTTGCTCGGTGCCTTCCTTCTTTCCCATGATGTCAAATTCATCCATCAAGCTCCTTTCGTCATAAATGGGAAAATATACTTTTTGGACTTTTTTATCCCGTCATTGCGTATCGCTATTGAAGTTGACGGGGTGTCTCATTCATGGTATGACCATCCAAACAAGGACAGCAATAGGGATATGGACTTCAAGACCATAGGAGTCAAAACTATCCGTATCAGCAATGATGAAGTATCAAGTAAGAAGTATCTTGAAATCCGTCTGAAAATATCTGGAATAATCCGCTGACAAATTTAGATATAACCGATTGTAAACATTTCAAAGACCAATTTTAGACCTATTTTTTATGTCTTGGCTAAATATGTTTTATAACATACATATTTTCTGTACTTATTTCTTTTAAGTACAAAATATATGTACTATCTTTGCGCTGTTGTTAGAACGACAGAACGACAACAACGAGGCATAAAAAAATAGGAGCAACTATAAAAGCCGCTTTCACTATATCCGAAGGCAAATATAGTGGTTTTCTATTAAAAAACAAAGATAATGTAGAAAATTTACATAAAGAAAGAATATGAAAGTAACAAGAGAAGAAGTTTCGAAGATAAAGCCAGGGAGTTCTCTTACTGTATGGCTGTCAAATTACAACGAATGTGACTCTGCGAGAGCAACTGCTTACAGAACCGCTTTGGCAATTCCAAGGCCGGATGTAGAGAGATATAAGGTGGAAATTGATACCAAAACTTTCAAGGTTACCATAACCGCAATCGAAAAGAAATGAACCGTTCAGAAGCAAGAGCAGTCGCTGAGGAGTTGTACAAGCTTATGCGTAATGACGTGAAAAGACTTGTAAAGGAAGCTGTTGAAGAGGAAACTTCTGAATGGCTTGGTGCCCGTGAAGCTGCGGAATTACTCGGTTGGTCTCTGGGGACTTTATACAACCGTATAGACACCGTTCCTCATAGCAAGAGTGGGAGAGTGCTTCGTTTCAAGAAGTCGTCATTGATAAAACTTCTCGAAAGATGAAATCAAGGGATTACAATCTTGTAGTTGACGGCAGATACAACCACAGAGCCATCATGCAGCTTGCCTTTGCCTATTCCAGAAGGAACAAGTCACTCCGGTGGTACTCTTTCGGGCACGCGTTGAGGGATGCTTGGGCTGACGCGAAGATGAAGATGGACGAATACACCGCTTCCCTTGTCGGCAGGGAACCTATAGGCAGGAAATGCAATAGCCATGATATAGGATACGCGATGCTCGGCTGGCGATACGAGCATATGGACATGAATCTTTAAACATTCCCGTGGTCGGATTGAACGGCTTCCGGTAGCGAGGACCGGACGGGAGCACTTGATAGGTCTTTGACATACTGAGGAAACAAATAACGAAACGAGAATTATCCGTAGCTGGAAAGCCGTGACCGGATAATAGGCTCAAAGTAGTATTCTAAAATACACCGTTTTACGGTGGGCATTATACGGTTGTATGGTGCTTTATGGAAATGTTTAGTCCGAAAAATCGTCTTCATCAGTAAGAAAACGGGGTTAGGCGTCCGTACGCTATACATTATAAAAGCTCATAGTTATGCGCGATGCAAGTAATCGAATTACTCTATGAGCGCAATAAAATTATGATATATGGAAGAGATTTGGAAAAATATTGATGGTTTTGAAGATGAATATATGGTATCCAACTTAGGTAGAGTTAAATCTATTGATAGGAAGTCCTTTGATTGTTCAAAATATAATTTTTATAAGGGTAATGTATTGAAACCTCAAAGGAACAGAAATGGATATTTATATATATTGTTAAGTAGAAATGGGCATAAATATTATAGAACTATCCATAGGTTGGTTGCTAACGCTTTTATAAGAAACCCATTAAACAAAAGAGAAGTAGACCACATAGATACTGATAAGAGTAACAATGTGGTTTCTAATTTAAGATGGGCAACTCGGAAGGAAAATGTAAATAATCAAATAACTAAAATAAAAGTAATTGAAGCTAGGGAAAAGAATAAAACAAGAAATAGAAAATATCGTCCAATAATAAGGTACTCTATTGATTTAAACTCGCGCACAGAATATAATTGTATAGCTGATGCTTGCGATGAAAACAATTATGATTGCAGCACCATTAGAAAGTGTTGCAAAGGTTTGAGAAAAACTGCTTATGGATTTATCTGGAAATACATATAGTATGTAGGCGACCATACCACGCTTATTGATATATCTCCCCTCCCGTCAAATTCGGGTATGCTGAAAGGCTAAACACGCATTGTTGCGTTGAGGGCGAGCCAATATTTATTAATCTTTAAATATATAGAATTATGATTGGGAAAAAAGTTATTATCCGCGCTGATAGAGCCGGTGTATTTTTCGGTACGTTGAAAGAAAAGAATGGTAGTGAAGTTACATTGACAGACTGCCGAAGATTGTGGTGCTGGTATGGGGCTGCATCTATCAGCCAATTGGCAGTAGAAGGGACAAAACGACCGAATGATTGCAAATTCACATTAGTCGTACCGATAATTACAATTCTGGGGGTTATTGAAATAATACCTTGTACAGACGAAGCAATAAAATCTATTGAGGAGGTATCTGTATGGAAGAACAGATAAGAGAGTTTCTTAGTATATACTCTGGCTTTGGCTCTGGCTCTGGCTTTGGCTCTGGCTTTGGCTTTGGCTCTGGCTTTGGCTCTGGCTTTGGCTCTGGCTCTGGCTTTGGCTTTGGCTCTGGCGATGGCGATGGCGATGGCGATGGCTATGGCTCTGGCTCTGGCTCTGGCTCTGGCTTTGGCTTTGGCTTTGGCTCTGGCTCTGGCTTTGGCTCTGGCGATGGCGATGGCTATGGCTCTGGCTTTGGCTCTGGCGATGGCGATGGCGATGGCTTTGGCTATGGCTATGGAATTAAAACATTCAATGGCGACAAAGTATATATCATTGATGATATTCCTACAATTATCAAGCATGTTCATGACAATGTAGCTAAAGGATATATACTGAACGATGACTTTACATTGACTGAGACATTTGTTGTAAAAGAGAATGGGAAATTCGCTCATGGAGAAACATTGCACGAGGCCTTTGCTTCACTTCAAGAAAAATTGTATGACGATTCAACCGAGGAGGAAAGACTAGAAGCTTTTAAAAAGCATTTTCCAGACTTTACTAAAAAGGTATCGGCTAAAGAATTGTTCCATTGGCATCATGTGTTGACCGGTTCGTGCAAGCAAGGAAGGTTGGCATTCTGTATCAATAAGGGTATAGACATTGATAAGGATGCTTACACCGTACATGAGTTTATAGAGTTGACTCAAGATTCTTATGGCGGTGATATAATCAGAAAATTGAAGTAATATGTAATTATCCCGTGGTCCTCCATAGATGTTGGAGGGCAGTAAGGCTACCACCGGAACGCCCACGGGAGCATGAATGATTGAAGTTAGAGTTTAGGTTTTGTCCGGTTGGTTTGAGAAAATAGACCGGACTCTTTTTTAGGAACATCAATTAAAAACAATATAAATATGGGAAAGAAAAAAGTAAAAGTCAAGTACAACGCTCCCGGCTGGGAAGACAGAACCGGGACCATATACAGCATTAGTGGTGACAAGGTAACGATAGAGTTTGGAAAGCATTCCTTTATCGAGGTTTATAGAGACGAAATCATTTTTGTATGAGAAAGATAAATTGCTATACGGTATTCTTTGCCTTTTGCCTATTGTATGCAGTAGTATTGCTGGTAAGGTCGGTAGCCGTAACCAATGTGGGGCAAGTGTTCCCTGCATTCATGTTCTCCCTGATGGCATCCCTTTCGTGCCTTGGGATATACATCACTTACAATGAGTGATAGTAAATCTTCAGAAATGTGTTAGTATTAGTAATTCGTGCCGTCCAATCTGCAAAGACGGGCGGCTATCCGGGATATTAGCTCAGAGGCAGAGCGGTGCATGGTATTGGTATTTGTAGTTTGTCATGGTATTATTTAAAGGTTTCATGCACAGGTCACGGCGTTCAAGTCCCGTATATCCCACGTAAAAAAACAATCAATAACAATTAATTATGGAAAGTAACCCTAACTTATGCTTATACGAACGTATCAGAAAAGTTCCGCAGGAAGCCGTAAAGACTATTGCCGCAGGAAGGTTAAAGGGAATGTCTGATATAAATCCCATGTGGCGTATAAAGAGACTTACTGAAGAATTTGGCATATGCGGTTTCGGATGGAAGTATGAAATCACAAGAATGTGGAATGAAAACGGAGGCAATGGTGTAGTATCCAGTTTCGTTCATATAAACCTATTTGTAAAAATGGGCGGTGAATGGAGTGAAGCCATTCAGGGCATTGGCGGTTCTCCGTTCGTGACTAACGAGAAGAACGGGCTTTATACATCCGACGAATGTTATAAAATGGCTTTGACCGATGCCATATCTGTGGCTTGTAAGGCATTAGGTATGGGTGCGGATGTGTACTGGGAAAAAGACAGTACCAAATACAACCAGCCTAATGGACAACCAGCTCCATCAACAGACAACCGCAAAATGCTTAACAGAGACCAGTTTGCCGATGAAAAACTGATGGAATGGATTCATAAACACCTCACAAAATCCAGGGAAGAGGGGAAAAGGCTTTCGCTTGTCAACCTTATAAATGCGAATTATAAGGTTTCCCCGGAGGATTTGAGTGTCATATCAGCCAACTATGAACAATATCGAATAAACAATAATCTGCCATGAGTAAAGAGCTTTCAATCAACAAAATTCCGGCCAGCAAATCGGAACAAGAACAATTGGCGTCCTTATTTATCCAAAAGGTACTGGATGGAGAGATAAGTGCCATAGAATCTGTAATCCAAATGAAAAGTATCAGTGAGGCCATATCCATGTTTCTGAAAAGCCAAGAGGTGAGGGATGCTGTCGTTAAGGAAACAGAAAAATACGGGAAAGGCGAAATCCCCTCATATAAAGGGGCTTCCATCCAAATAAAAGAAACAGCTGTAAAATATGATTTTACAGGATGCAATGACGCTGTCTGGGATAAGCTGGACAAGGAAAAGAAAGAAGTGGATGAAAAAATAAAGCAGCGTGAGAGTTTCCTTAAACTTGTAAACGGCAGCAAAACCGAAATAGACGAAGAAACCGGAGAAATATATACGATATTTCCACCTGCACGTTCATCCACTACATCCTACTCTATCACATACAAAAAGAAATAGCCATGTATCGCATAAGTGTAACATCCTTGGAAGCGTTTAGGCGTTTTAGAGACAATCATTCCATATGGGATACAGAAGAGCGTCTCTTAAATGTGCTTTCCGGAAAGAAGGAACCTAATGCCTATGCCACAATCGGCTCTTGTTTTCATAAAATTGTAGAAACGGGGAAAGCAACGTATGTAGGGAACGGGATATTTGAGCAGGAAGAGGACGGAGTAGTTGTCAGATTAAACAGCAAGACAGTAGAAAATGCCATTTATTACCGGAACAAATATCCCAATGCCCAACATGAAGTACATGGAGGAAAAGATTTCCATTCCTCCTTATTTGATATACATGTCCATGGATATGCTGACGTCAAATATGATAAGACAGTCCGGGATATTAAAACCAAATATTCCACACCCCATACAGAGGATTATACCAAATCATGCCAATGGACTTTTTATCTTGAAATATTTAATTGTTCTACCTTCTATTTCGATTTGTTCCAGTTTGGAGGATATAGACGAAGCATGCTTACTGACGTGGTATATACAGAATTCATACCTTATGAACCGATTGAATGCGTGCGGACAATTGATTCAGAAAAATACAATCAGTATATAGTGGAAGACTTCTGTAATTATATCCACACGAACAATCTGTATCACTTGTTAAAAACGAAGGAAGAACTTTATACCCCTTAGTATGGAAATGATATTCGGTGGCGTAAAATATGAATTAAGAGTTGAGTTTAAATCTCTCCGGGTATATGTGTCAAAAGACGGCAATAAAACTGTCATAACAGATGACAAGGGATGCCCGATATTTGATATAGGCATGGATGTTTTAAACGGATTATCAATATATTGTGTAGTAAACCAAATAATTTAATTATGGCAAATCAAATTACAGGAAAGATTCTCTATATCTATCCTACCCAACAAATACCATCCAAAGATGGTAGTAGAACTATTCTTAAAAGAGGAATAGTAGTAGATTGTACGCGCTTCGACCCATATACGGGCGAACGTGGATTTGAAAACACTCCCATGCTGGAGTTTATCGGAGACAGATGTGCCGAACTTGACAAATTTCAGGTCGGACAAGTAGTTACCATATCATTTGATATACAAGGAACCCGATACCGCAACAAGGACAATGTGGAACAGATATTTACCCGTGTACAACCTTACCGGATTGAACCGCGTCAGACCGGACAGCCATCTGCACCAGTTCAACAACCGACACCGCAGCCGACTTATCAGCAACCGCCGCAGAACTTTCCTCCTCCGGTTGATGTGAATGGCAATGTAAAGGATGACCTTCCCTTCTGATGAAATACGACGGTGCCAATCCCCTCCATGCCCAGCAGGCAAGGTCAAAGCTGGAGAGGCTGATAAAGGAACGGAAAGTGTTTGAACTGACCGAGAAGAAACCTCAAAGGAGTATCCAGGCAAATAAATACCTTCATGTTTGCCTGGCTTACTTCGGGTGCCAGATTGGAGAAACGATGGAGTACGTTAAGCGGAACTATTACAAGATTCTCTGTAACAAGGACACTTTCGTCCGTGAGAGGGACGACAAGTATCTTGGCAAAATAAAATACCTGCGTAGTTCGTCTGACCTTGACAGTGCGGAAATGAGCCTTACCATTGAAAGGTTCCGGAAATTTGCAAGTGCCCAAGGTATATACATTCCTTCTCCAGAAGAAGAACGTCTGATTCAGTTGATGGAGATTGAGGTCGAACACAACAAACTTTATATTTAAAACAATGAAAATCACTCTGACAAAACAAGAAGCGCTTCTCCTGCAAAAGCTGCTTTACTCCTACAAGGAATGCCTGCCCGATCTGTGAAGATATGGCGGGCAAACATGGAGAAGTGGTGTAATTGGTAGGCACGCCGTGGGTAGCGCGGTGAGTGTAATAGAAATAGGAAGTTGGTGCTTTTCCACCTTAGCAGTCATGCTATAGTAACAAGCCGAATAAACTCGTCCCGGTTCGAGCCCGGGCTTCTCCACAAACTTGTGTTGGAAAGGGGATATGAAAGTATTCAGTTGCAAATGGATATTTCCGTAATGCGCATACGGATAGTGTCCCCGAATGGAATAATGTGAGCCACACATAAATGGCACGGGTCTTAAATAATGGTTGTGCCCTGGAGAATACGCTTCGGGGCTTTTAATAGAACATAATATTGCAAATATGAAGCCTTACATCATAACTTCCATGTCCCTAATCACGTATAGCGGCAGGAAGATACCTCTCGAAATAGTAGAGAGCCATATACTGACAAAGCCTTTGAAGGCAATCAAGGAAAAGCTGCTTGACGCTTTCTCCACGATGAAAGACAAGCCGGTGAATGTTGAACTTAAAATAAAGCATATATGAGACATTTAGAAGATTCTCTCCAAAAATCTATAATTAAATATTGGGACTTGAAATATCCTAAATGGAAGAAACGGCTTGTTCATGCGCCTAATGGAGGAAAACGTAATGCCATTGAAGCGGCAAAGTTCAAGCAAATGGGAGTCCGCGCAGGATTCCCCGATTTGATACTTCTTATCCCCAACAAGTTCTATCCATTTTGTGGAATAGAATTAAAGGTAAAGACTGGCAGGCAGTCAGAGAGCCAGAAAGAGTATCAGAAAGAGTTTGAGAGTATCGGTGCTAAATATGTCATAGTCCGGTCGCTTGACGAGTTTATAGAAGTGGTAACAGACTATTTGAAAGATGCATGATAAAAGATAGTTTTAAAGTTCCTTCAATCAAAGAAGTTGTCAAAGAGATAGAACATATACCGAAATGTCCTAAGAGCGGAGAGACAAACATTTTGTACTTGTACATGGAAAGAAAGCGTTTATTCCTTTCTAAAAAAGATTGATTTGCGATGGACGGATTTATAAAACTAAGCCGCAAGTTCTTCTCGAATGAATTGTGGAGTGAAGCCCGGACTTTTAGCAGTTGCGAAGCGTGGTTGGACTTGATTCAGTCTGCACGATTTGAGGCAACGCCCCGAAAGGTGAGTATCGGAGGTCGAGAAGTGGTCTGTAATCGTGGACAATATCCTGCTTCCATACGTTTTTTATCAAGACGGTGGAGGTGGACGGAAAGAAAGGTAAGAACGTTTTTATCATACCTGAAGAAAGAAGGTATGATAACTTCTGAGGTGATACAAGGAATGAATATGATAACTCTTTGTAAATATGAGGAATATAACAGTAGTGACACAGCTAATGACACAGCTAATGACACAGATATTGTAAACATAATCAATGACTTACGATATAAAGTGACACAGCTAACGACACAACAAGTGACACACCCTCCTAAAAAGCGACACACGGGTGACACAAATACTAAGAAAGAAGAAGATAATAATAAAGAATCTCCTAACGGAGATGAGAAAGAAGCCGAGGCTTCTTCACTCACTTCTTCAAACCCGGATTTTATAAAGTTCAATAATTGGCTAAAGCGAAAAGCTCCTTTTTGTAGCAACCCTAAAAACTTCTCTTCACAGATTACAGAATCCGAGTTCCTAAAACTCAAAGAGAAGTACACGGGCAAACAGATTGCGGATGTTATCGAACAGATAGAGAACCGGAAGGATTTACGTAAACGATACACCAACCTATATCGGACAGTGCTAAATTGGGCAAAAAGAGAATATGGAAATTAAAGTTCAATTAAGGGATGAAGATGCCGAAAAAACAGTTTTAGGCACTATCATAGCAGAACGTGACGCGATAGAGCAAGTAAGGGACATTCTTTCAGAAGAGTGCTTCTATAACCATTTCCATGCGGAAATATACAAGGCGATACTTCAAGTTGTATCATCGGGAAATAGGGCTGACCTTATTTTCGTCAAGAGTAAGCTGGAAGAGAACGGAGTGAAATTTGACATAGTTGAATACATGAAGATTGTATCCTGCCATACTTTCGATTTGTATCAATACGCCTCGAGACTCCATGACTTGCGTATACGAAGGGCATTCTACTCCATTGGGCAGTACCTTGTATCCAACTCATATACGGAAGCCGAAGACATTGAAGATGTCGCAAAAAAGGTCAATGACGACATGGCTTCGTTGTTCAAATCAAGCAGTACTACAATTTCTTCGATAAATGAAGGGATTGAAAATGTGTACAAAATGATTAACGAAAACCTATCCGGCAGTAAGCCGCTTACTGGAACTCCGACGGGATTTGAGAAGATAGATTCCAAATCTGGAGGATTGCAGAAGTCTGATTTGATAATTGTCGCAGGTGAAACCTCACAAGGGAAAACGAGCCTTGCTGTGTCTATGATGAGAAATGCGAGCATTTCGGATGCAAAGATAGCCATGTATTCAATGGAGATGAAGAAAGAGCAAATTGCGGCTCGTATTCTCTCTATGGAAAGCGGAGTACCGTCCAATCAAATCATGTATTCAAGGCTTACCGATTCACAGATACAAGCTATTGACAAAGGAATCGGAAATATAATCGGTAAAGGCATATACTTTGACGATAGAAGCACATCAAACATAGACACCATCATTTCGTCTATCCGGTACATGAAACTGAAGTATGATATTGATGGCGCGATAGTGGATTATCTGCAAATCCTCAATGTCAACATGAAGGGGACCAACAAGGAGCAGCAGATGGGTGACGTGGCAAGGCGTTTGAAGAACCTGGCCAAGGATTTGGATATTTGGATTATCGCCCTTTCCCAGCTCAATAGGGACAAGGACAACCCGGTACCTTCCCTTGCAAGGTTACGGGATAGCGGACAGATAGCTGAAGCAGCCGATGTGGTTATGCTGATATACCGCCCGGAAGTCAAGGGGAAAAACTATCCGGAGGAGTTTTCCAATGTAAGTACAAAAAACACCGCAATGATAGATATTGCTAAGGGACGTAATATTGGCATTATGAAATTCATATGTGGGTTTAATCCTTCTACGACGATGTTTTATAATCTTGATTCGGTTCCCGTTTTTGGGAGCACCACTTCTGAAATGGTAGATGAAAATCCATTCTGATATGGCAAAGAAAAAAGATATACCACCTGCACCCGTCCGTTGCCGCCAATGCTCATACTCCAGAGATTTCGTAGATAACTCTTGTCTATGCAAGGCCAAGGACCATAGGGTGTGCGCATGTAACCGGTACGGGAGGATATGTGACAAATTCAAGAAGAAATAATTGCAAAAAAGCAGAAACAATGAAAAGCAATAAACTCATATTAGATGCCTGCTGCGGCAGTAGGATGTTTTGGTTCGACAAGTATAATCCTCTTGCCCTATTCGTTGACAGACGTTCAGAGACAGTAACGGCCAAGGACAGAGATAAAATCAGAACCATAGAGATAAAACCGGATATAATAGCCGATTTCACTTCCTTGCCGTTTGAGGACAATTCTTTCTACATGGTGGTGTTTGACCCACCGCATTTGAGAACACTTGGTGAAACCTCATGGATGGCTAAGAAGTACGGTAAACTGCCAAAAGACTGGCAATCACTCATACACGACGGATTTACCGAATGTATGCGTGTCTTGAAACCTAACGGAACGCTTATATTCGAATGGAACGAAAGTGAGATAAAAGCTGCGGAAGTATTGTCTGTCATTCCTTTTAAGCCTCTATTTGGGCATACCACCGGCAGACAGAGCAAGACAATATGGATGTGTTTTATGAAGCAATAAAATAGTATGAATATCCATCAGACCATCCCCCGTTCGGATTGCACCACCATCTGAAAGCGTCATGGTGCAAGATGTGTATGGCAGAGGTACAGAGCGAGCGGAATAGAAAAAGGAAAATGAATTGAGATTAACATGTGCAAAAAGAAGCCATTTCTGCACATGAAGTATTAACACGAGCGGAAACCGGTGGCTTTTGCTCATAACAAGAAATATATGAAACATATGAATATTCCTACTTTTAAGTATTGGCTCCGGATACATGGCTACCGTTTGGAGCAGTTCGGTACGGGGACAAAGAGTAATCCGATTAAGGTTAAATCAAAAAGGAAATGAAACGAAGAATAAGAAAAAAGATGCTGAAATACCCATATAGATACAAGTTGCATCAGTATTTGAAGTATGCCCACCAATGGTGTTGCGCTTTGGCGTATAAAGGGGATATATACACCTTGAAAGATGATGGTAGAATTGTAAAGGAGAACGATTGTTTATGAAACGCCTAATTGATGCTATAATAAAGAAATGGTTCTGCTGCCATGAGTGGGAATTCTTATTTGAAAGGAAAGTAGAAGTTGTTGATGATTGAGGTGATAGCAGCTGGTACACCGTCCGTCACTACTTCTGCAAGAAGTGTGATAAATACAAGAAAATTAAAAGTCATTGATATGAAACAGACATTGGAAGAAGCCGCTCATTCTTTCGCAGAAAGTAGAAGCAGCGGAAGTGGATTCCCAGCATATTATGCAGGGTTCATTGCTGGTGCGGAATGGGCAATGAAATTGAAACATGATAAAGTCAAACTTATGTGTATTAAAGATAGTAATAAAAGGTGTAATCAATGTCACGAATGTGATGTATATGTATTAAATCCTAGCTATTGATATGAAACAGACAGTAGAAGAAGCAGCAAGGGAAGCAAGAATGGCAAGTGCCGAAACATTGACCACCTATGGTACACATACGTCACTTGATGATTTTACATATTTATCCCATGATGAAATTGCAGAAGCTGCATTTATAAAAGGTGCCGAATGGCAGGCAAAGCAATCACCGTGGATAAACGTTAAGGAACGGTTGCCGGAGCAAAACGAACTTGTTCTTTGTAGAATGGTATCAAATGGGGCAATAGTTAGTGGGTATATATTTGTTGAAGATAAAAAACCTCCACGTGTTGCTACACAGGGTTCTTTTGAATTTGAGGATTGGAACGACTACGAGTGTGACATGTGGACACCTATTCCCTCCTTTGATGAGATACTCGAAGTCAACAATGATGTACTGGAACGGATTAAGGAGAGGGGGTGATATATGATTGAACGAATAAAGGTAGCTTGGTATGCCCTTACAAGAAAAGAGTATGCGTTCTTTTCAATTCAAAGGCATGAGATTGGAAACAGCGGTGGCAGATGTATCATATCTGATAATGCAACCCCTATTTTCTTAGAGTCAATCATCGCTTTTACAAAGAATTATATGGGTAAGAAAGGAGACTGAATATGGAAGTAAAGAACGGAATAATAATAGACGGAGTGTTTCATGAAATAGCACCAATAAGAGAAAACTACTCGTGTGACAATTGCAGCTTGGAAGAAAAATGCGATAAAATAGATTTTTTCTTATGTACATTAATTGCTGGACGGCATAACTCTGATGAACGTTTTATCAATCGTGGCAAAGTAACGGATATTAAGATAGAAAAGGAGGAATGACAATGGAAAATAGAAGAAAATTAGCATTATTGAATCTATGTCGTTCTTTTTTGAATGTTCATGGATTTATTACGCCAGCAGAAAACACAAGAATACATAACAGGATTATGAAATGGCAAGATAAAAATAAAATCTCTATTTCAGAAGCACAATTATATTCTTCTGATTTTATTTATGACGATAACGCCAAAGAAGAGGAGAAGTTATGAAATCAAAACATCCATTAGATTGGTATAACGAAAACACACCATCGGAAGATGAAGAATACGAAAAGGGATGTCTATCTATCGCCTTGATAGTAGCAATCATTTTCATTGCATTAACGGTTGTAATTTTATCTTACGAATTATGAAAACAGAACAAGTATTATCAATCGAACAAATGAAGCACTTGCAGGAGTTTGGATTAGATACGAATGATGCAAGTATGTGTTTGGAATGGAAAGCAGCTTATGAAGATGATATGGTTGTAAACTCTTTGGATGCCGATACAAATTACGACTGTTATTATCCTACTTATACCTTACAGGATATTCTTGACAAGTTGCCGGAATCTATACAGATATATGATTTGTATATATTCAAACAAGCAAGTCTGTGGGTATTCAAGTATATAGATGTGGAGGATGAAACGTTGCATTCGGAAACAATGCCGCGGTTGATAGATGCCGCCTATTATATGCTATGCTGGTGTATAGAGAAAGGATATATTAAAGTTGACAAGGAGGTTAAAGATGGAAGAAAAGAAAATTGACTGGGAACAAAGACGTTATGAACTGGCAAAGGCTGCAATGCAAGGATTCTGTAGCAATCCACATCAACAGATAATGGATGCTGACTCAAATATGGTGGCAGAATGGAGTATTGGTTTTGCTGATTCACTAATAAAGAAACTGAAAGGAGAATAACCATGAATGATGAAGAGATACGGAATATAATCAAGATTCAGTTGCAACATTTAAGTAAAGAACAGTTGATAGACGTTCTAATTGATATTTGTATGGTAATTCCTGCGTTTAGAATGTCAAACGCTTTGAGCAGTTTACAATGTACCAATATAAGGGATGCTATAGATGGAGTACAACAAGTAAATGTGAGTTTTAATCCATTGCAACGAATAGCAAAGAAGGAGGTGAATCATGAATAGTGTACAGACACAATCCCTTTCTATCAAAGGGGATAATGATGCTGTGATATATATTGATTTTTGTGATGGAGATTTATGTGCTTCTGTTGTAGTAGAAGGCAAACAGGCAGATTTTCACTTTGAGCCTACTACTTTGAAAATGTTTGCCTATGCTTATAAGTTGCATTGTGAAGATATGCTTAATAATTCTTTAAAAGGAGAATGACTATGGGATTTACCACACCGTGCTTTATGAAAAATTATGATGAAGAATGGAAAGATGTAGTCGGATACGAAGGATTATATAAAGTCAGTAACTATGGTAGAGTAAAAAGTCTTGGGCGTTATAAGAAAATAATATCAGGTAGATTAAATATTTGGGGATATTCCCAAGTGGGTCTTACAAAATACGGAACAAAAAAAATGTTTAGTATTCATAGATTAGTGGCACAAGCATTTATTCCAAACCCAGAAAACAAACCTTGTGTAGACCACATCGACACAGATAGAAGAAATAACTCCGTAAATAATCTTCAATGGTGTACCTATTCTGAAAATGCTTGTAATCCAATTACGAGGAAAAGAAAATGTATGTCGCAATTAGGAAAGAAGCATAGTATTGAAGCTCGAAAAAAAATGAGTATATCAAGAAGTAAACCTGTAAACCAATATGATTTATCTGGTAAATTTATAAGAACATGGGATAGTATAAAAGATGCTGCTGCTTCATACGGAAAGACACCAACGCTAATTCGTCTTTCAATAAGAGATAAACATCATATTTTTGCCAATAGTCAATGGAGATTATTTAATGATAATACATTAGATATACAACCGTATGAGGAGCGAACATTCGCAAAGGTTAAAGTTGTTTTTTCAAACGAAAAAGAAACTGTATTTAAGTCTATACAAGCTGCGAGTATAGGACTAAATATAAGTCGTAGACAAATATACAATTATTTACAAGGGAAAGTAATAAACAAAAAAATAGAAATTAGATATGTATAGATTTTTACAAACAGCATTTATACGCAAAAACACACCGGAGCTTCGGAAGAAGTTGGAAGAGTTGGGCTATTCACATGGTAAGCCTGAATATTATGCAGATGATGATGACAACAAGTATGATTTTATAATGTGTCACAATGGAAGGTTCTTTTTACTCTCTCAAAAGAACCATGTGATAAGGAATGGGCATCCTTTGAAAAAACATGGAAGTATTAATTGCGGAACCAACGAATCTTTGTTTCTTGCCATTGCTGCATTGAGGGATGATACAAATTATATGCAATGGTTTGTATGTACGAGTGACTATAAAGAATCTGATGATAAAGAATGGAAAGTAGGAGACTTTGATTTAAATACATGTCCGGACGATTTTGACGATATACTCCCTCATTGGCGTAAGGCTACCGTAAACGAACTGATTGAACTATTCTCCCCAAAGATTCAAGTACCTCAAATAGAGTGGAACATCAATGACGTTATAAATAAAGATTAGTATCATGGAACAGAAAAAGAAAGAGGTGGTCTTTGACGGCAAGGACCTTATATTCAACGTGGACGGAATAGAAATCAAGAACGGGAAACTGCCTGATTCCTTCAGTATAAAAGAGCGCTATGAGATAAGCGCAGAAAGCATTTCCATGCTTGTCGTAGCGTTGGGTGACGGGAATACGCTGGCTGAGTTTACTGATGTACAAGAAGGATTCAGTTTTTCCAGGAAAACACGGGCTATCTATTCCTTGAAGGATGAGTATGTCAAGAAGCTTGTCGAAGAAATAGCCAAGTTGGAAAATAAAGTAAATTCCCTGCAAGAAGAGTTTCATGCAGGATGTATAAAAGCTGCTGATGAAAGATACAAGCGTATACTGCTGGAAGGTTTGATTGAAGAGCACAACAAGCGCTCCTGGTGGGGACGGGCAGAAAGGATTGAACTTAAAACAGAGGAGTGAGAATGGACTTGAGAATAATAGATTTCCCGGAATACCCGTGGAAGACCTTGAATGTACATAAGGACTTTAACTACTCGTACAACATCAGTCCTGGGAAGAAAATAGAAGGAGATTTGTTCGATTCATCCAAGATGAAAGTTGTGTCTTACAATGAAAACAGCCATGTGCAGATATTGGCTGTATGTGACCCTTACGGACCGCCTTTCTATGTACGCAGGGATATGGACGGCTTGTTATGGTCCTCATGGATAAAAATAGAGGAGGAGCACTTCTGGCAAGAGATTAATAGTTGTGCAGCAGCCATTAAGTTTCCTCCTCTGTGTACGTCTCATTATTATTTTTAAGTATTATGAAAAATGAATCGTTTGAAAGGGCCAAAGTCCTTAAGGAAGAGATTGAAAAGTGTGATTCCCTGCTTGATTCAATCCAGAAAAGCAGCAGGGAATGCTGTGTGTATCGCGATGCCGTCAAGACATCCGGTGACATTGCGGTTATCACTCTTCCCAAGTATTGTACCCAGTACATTATAGATGGACTTTATGTAAAAAAATGCCGACTGGAGCAGGAATTTAAAGAGTTATAAATCAAAACAAGAAAAGAGGAGAAACAGCAATGAAAAAGATATTTTTTTCAGATGAATACGGCTTAACCCAAGCTGTATTGGATGGTCGGAAGACTATGACGAGAAGAATAATCAAATGTCCAAGAACTTTTAAAGGAGAATGGGTTGCCGGATTCAATATACACAGACGCCATTCTGATAAAAAGATTGTTGGTTGGCCTTGTATGTATGATGCAGATGAAAGAGAGTTTGATATGGGCGAGATATTTCCAAAATACAAGGTTGGTGAAGTTGTTGCTATTGCGCAGAGCTATTTAAATTTATCCCTTGCGGAGGTATCTCAATGGAAGAGTAATGGTAATAAAACAACTATCAATTCTCTTGCAGGTTGGACTAACAAGTTGTTTACAAAAGCCGAACTCATGCCCCATCACATCCGTATTACCAACATCAAAATCCAAAGGCTTCAAGAAATCTCTAACGAAGACTGCTTGAAAGAAGGAATAATAAAAACTATTCATAAGTCCGCTGACGGTGAATGGGGAAGATATTATTGGCATCATGGAGTTACGAGTTCCAATTGTCCTTATGGGCAATACAAGGAATATAGTAGTCCATTAGAAGCTTTTGCATCCTTAATAGATTGCGTTTCTGGCAAGGGTACGTTTAAGAGCAATCCTTATGTATTTGCTTACGAATTTGAACTGATTGATTAATATGATTATGGAAACTGTAGGACTGATAATTAAAATCTCCATCTCTTTATTCAATGCCATTGCATTAGGATTTGTCCTAATCATGGTAAGCAGATGGCATAGGCGCATGGAGGACAAGCTGAATGAGATAAGGGAATACACCCGTAGGGTTTCAGACCGTGATGATGTTATTTATATGAATCAGCTTCAATGGCTGAAAAGTAAGCTGATTGAAGAGGAACGGTACGAGGAAGCCGCTAAAATCAATAAATGTATTGAGGATGAGTATAACAAATTAAAGAATGGCAAACTGTGACTTTATGAAAGAGGAACTTATAAAGAAAAAACTACTCGCAGAATTTCGAGAGTGGTTCTGTGAAGGGTACTGTCAATTCTACGGAATGGATGACTACTGTAGATGTTGCCCGGTCAAGGACGAAAACTGTTGGCTGAGGGGAATTGAAAAGCCTACCGGGGAAAAGGGAGAGCGTAAACCTATCCGTTTCTGTGAAACATGCAAGAATTTTAGACCGGACGAAAGAGCATTATCTGATGATGAAATGGAGAAAGTGCTTGAGGAGTCTGCTAAACGGCATTATAGCGACTTTTGCGCGTTAAATCATTCCCTTAGATTTAAAATGCCTCACGACTATAACGATGATAATTGTGGGTATTATTGCAAAGAGTGTAAGGATTATAAAGAAATATGATTGATTATGAAGCGTGAAATAAAATTCAGAGGTAAAGGTATTGATACGGGGAAATGGGTATATGGATTTCTCTCTTTTTTCTATACTGCCGGAAGGGACGAAAACGGGCTTATCTTTACGGACAAGGCGAGGATATATTCTCCGGAAGACGGCTGCTGCTACGACGTATGGGCTGAAACCGTCGGGCAGTTCACCGGCTTGTGCGACAAGGACGGGAAAGAAATCTATGAAGGCGATATTATAAATTTCACTTTTTATTCCGACATGGCGGGACATGCTCATTTGGAAAATAGACCGGAAATAATTCGACCACAAATAGTTGAGTTTTACGATTGTAGATTCGTCTTGCACGACTTTACGCTCGATAAAGAAAATGTAACGTATTTCAATTTTACTTTTTCGGATAAATTTAGGCATAGATATGAGATTGCAGGTAATATTTACGATAACCCCAATTTAATATAAGAAATAGACATGAGAGTAAAGAAATATTTCCATAACATCCAGTGTGATGTATGTGGGGATTTAGCCAATGAAGATATGTGGCATGAGGATATGGAAACCGTTGCCGAAGTTGCCAATGAAAGCGGATGGTATTACGACCCAGTGGATGACAAGCACTATTGCCCGGATTGCTATGAATATGGGGATGATGGAGAGATATTAGTTAAAGGCGGAATGGTAAATACAATGGAGATAATATTATTAGGGAAAAGACTTGAAGACTACCCGGAAACAGAATATTACGAACGAAGGCTTATCTACACAACATACAGTTCTGGCTTCAGAGAGCATAACATTGCGGCATTCAAGAGCAGGCTGGAAAAAGACTTTGACGATGAAATAATCAATAATTTCGTCAAGGACGGCAACGGTTTTTGGACTACAGATGAAATTATAGCCGCTGTCCGTGTTTCCTTGTCCCTCAATCTGCTTACTGATGAGGAATGGAAGAAGGCAATTCCGATTATAGAGCGTGGTCTTGAAGCCAATAAAGCCTATGTCCGTATGCTTGACGAGATGTCGGTTATATTGGAGAAGTATTGCGAAGAATGGGAGGAATTGGGGATGCGTTATAACTTTATGCAACGTGTCCCTCTTGAATGCTGGCAGGGACGTTTTAGCAGGCATAGCCAGAATCCGGAGAAAAAGCCGAATTATTCATGAGTAAACTATACAAAGTAACCCTCTTCGGCAAACCGTTCATGATTGGATGGTTCAGCCACGCGGACAAATGGTATCACAAGATTGGAATAATATATTGAAATCATGAGAAAAGTAGACAGACTGAAAAAGCTCCATGCCCCTATTGATGACAAATACAAGAAGATTGACACAACGGTAAACGGGGACGCTGAACGTCTCGCGGAGATGCACAGAGAAACGGAAAAGGGGAAATATCCCTTACGCATAGACCACCGTACCGTAATATACGTGACCAGAGACAAATGCACTCCCGAATATGCCGCAAAAAAGCGCAAGACGTTAGGCCTTGCTCCTGCTGTCGAAGTAAAAGGACACGCATCAAGACTTGTGGACATGGACAAGCTGCGGAGGATGGTAAACGACGGGATGAAGTCCAAGGACATTGCCTATGAGATGGGCGTGGCGGCTTCCACCATAAGCACTTACATAAGGAAGTACGGGTTGAGAGACAAAGGGTAGATTAGTTCAAGGACCTATCAAGTTCACGCATACATACACAACAATATCACCCTCACTATTACAGCGATAGGCACCAGCCAGTCAAGAATACGCTCTATGCGTTCCATAGCATGACCAGCAGAAGCCGGCAGTAATCCGAATAGTAACGGTCGTCGGCCTGCGCAATCAATATGTCCAAATCATCGCTTCTCATTAGCATTATTTATAGTATGGAAATAAGTGGAAAGAATTGGTACTGTCCTTTCAAAATGTAAGTGCTACAGAAAATGGAACAGTCACCATTTTGCCAGCCCCTTCCTGCAATGCTCACACAAGAACCTCTTCGCTATCGGGAACATCTTCTGCCCAACCTCGCCGGAAAGGTACTGTGCTTCCTCACCGTATGGGTCAATCCCAAAAGCCTTGGATATGTGACGGCAGAGATGTCCCTTCTCATGGTCCCATGAATTCTGGAACTCGCCCGGTGAGGAAGTGAGTGCTATCACCATGACGGTCTGTCTGTCCCTTGTATTGGAGTAGGTAATGCCGGTATTCAGATTGCAGGAGCGCATGTTCCTGAAAGCGTCCATCAGGTCTGCTCCCCTGCAACCGACACGGCGCAGGTCTGCCATGATTCTGCCGGTGTAGTAGCAGTCAACTGCATAATACACTCTTACTTCCCAGTCATATTCCGGTATATAAAAGTCCTGGACTATCATAGGCTACATCATCTCCGACCACATTATAGGATTACCGGAACCTATGCAGTCTGCATAAAAACGGGTAAACGGAAGACCATCGTATCCGTCCGGGTCATCCATGTAGTCCTTTATAAACAGCGCCAAATGCGCTTCATCGGCAATCGAACTCTTGTAATAGTCTGCTTTCGCCATATTTGCCACGTACAAGCTGTCGTACCCGGCATCCTTATCCAGCTTGATATTATATTTTTTCAGAAGCTCATCCAACTGTTCCTTGCTGATTGGCTCAATCCTTTCCTTCTTGCCGGTACTTTTATTCTCCACCTTCATGCAGGATACAGCCCAGTCGCACATCTTCTTGCTGAAATGCCATCCATACTGCGAGAGGTATGCCTCCATGCCGGAGGGAAATCTATCGTAAATATCCAGTCTTTGTCCCATAATTATTCAGATTTAGAAAAAGAGGGGCATTCCACCCCTCCATTATCAATAAAACTCACCGTTGGCGCGTCTGCGTCTGCGTTCGCCCATTTCGTCACCGTAGGGCGGCATTCCATGACGCTCACCGTACATAGGATATTCCGGGAAATACCCCGGCATGCGGCGTTCGCCCATATCAGAGCCGCTATAACCTCCGCTACGGGAGCCGCCGTCATTACGGTAGCCCATTTCACCGCCCTGCATCTTGCGCATGGCTTTCTCGTAACCGTGGCGGCATCCTTCCTTGTAGGCTTCCTCCACATCATCGTCTCTCATTCCGAAGCTGCGTTCGTAATCGTCACGCCATTCGTCTAATATTCTCCACATTCCCATATCATTTCTTTGTTTTGGATGTTTCGCCCACTCCGAGCTGTTCCATTAACTTCTGGTTTTGTGCAATGAGGTCAGCCATATTCCTGCTCATCTCCTGCATGTTCTTATCCATATTGGACATTTGCCCTTTCAATGCGGATATTTCTTGCTCCTGCTGTTGCTTGGCTGCAAATTCAGGGTTAAGCATGGCAAGCATCTGGTCACATACCCTAAGAAAGTTCTGATGATATTCCACGCTTTTTAGGACATCCTCACTCTTCTGTTTCATAGTAAGGACCTCGGTGTTCATCTCGTCTCTTGAACCAGTAATCAGCATCCCCGTTTTAACATCATCGGCAATATTGGCATTAGCCGGTATCTCCTGCAAATTAACATTCTGCCCGTTTATATTCACGACAAAATCAATAACCTGGACCGGCTGTGGATAAGGCATGTTGGGAACAGTCTTATATATAGTTTTTATAGGGCTTACATTAACGACTTGCCCACATTCCAAACTTGGATTTGCCCCTCTGTGAAGAAGATATAATGTACTGTTAACTCGTAGATTTTGAAACATATTGGTTTGATTTTAAAGGAGTGTGCGGCTATCCGGCTTTCCCGGACAGCCACAAACCCCATGTTAACTACTTGCTCTTCTGAGCGATTGTTTCGGCTGTCGGAGCCGTTGTCGTTGTCGGACGATACCCACCATTGACAAGGAACAGCTCATTGGTGTACTTGTTATAGTGGATTTCGTAGATACCGGTCCCGGCAAGGTTTCCGACAGTCACCGGCTCATTGTTGTAAGCCAGCAACGGTCTCGTGTCCCCGTTGGTCCCAATAAGTATCGGCAGAGTAGCCGTCGTTCCTGCAGGTATCGCCTGACGGAGACTGACATAGAAACCGCCCACATAGTCCCGGTTACGGAACGCATGATTGGGCAATTCCAAAGTGACATTCTCTGTGCCGACCGTTACAGCCACCGTAGGGAGAGTGTTGTAGTTCACTCTTCCGAGGGAGGGGAACTGGAAAGGGAATCCAGTAAAAAAGTTAGGCCACATGATTACCTCCTTTCTTGCCGGGTTAACCCCAGTAGTTGTTGCAACCGCATCCACTACGTCCGTATACAGCGTCACCCATATATGCACCGTAGGCGGCTGCACGGAAACAATCTGTATTAATAGCGGTTAAATTGGGGTATTGAACACTCACAGTATTTGGAAGCTTGCATTTGATTCCATCAACATCGCTTTGTAATGCCTGCAATCCGGCAGCCAAGGGAGCAATCTGCTGGCCTACGGCATTCAGGATGGTGGCATTCTGGTTACGTTGGGAGATTTCAGCTGTCAAAGTAGCCTTCTCTGCCGTGAGAGAGGCAATCTTGTCCTGCAATGCCTGGTTCTGCATGGCATCCAGCTTGGCGATGATAGCCTGGGTATTGGCCGTCGCGCCGTCACGCAAGGACAATGTGTTCTGGTTGGCTGTGTTCACCAGAGTATTGGTCTGGTTGCACATTGCGAGCTGATTCTCGTACCCCATTGTGGTGATGGCGTTCTGCGTCTTGCAGCAGCAGTCTGCCAACTGAGTTGCAAGAGCGGAATTGCCAGCCTGGATGCTGTTGATGATTTGCTGGCTGCTCATGCCAATTTGGCTGCCAATGTTGCAGAGCTGGGTAGAAACCGCATTGATAGCGGATTCAATCTGTCCGACAGAGCAGTTGATGGAGCCAGCCAACTGGTTCAGGTCAATGCCGTTGCGTTGGATTGCTGACATAATCATCTCACGCTCGGCTGAGTTGCCCTGGTTGTTGTTTCCTCCGAATCCGAAGTTACCGTTGCCGAAAATGGCTGCAATCACGATAAGCGCAATGATGTCCTGGAAGCCACCATTGTTACCGAAGAAGCCACCGTTGCCGTTGCCTCCCATGAGGCCCATCAGATAGCCGGTGTCGATTCCTCTGTTCTGCAGGGAGGGGAGAATGGATGCAAGCAGCCCGTTGCCTGAACCTGCTCCGCCGTCCTGGTTAAAAACGTACGTTCTTTCCATAGAGATTTATACTTTTATTATTACGGTCAATATCAACCGCATCACAAAAGTATATACTTGTTTTCAGTATGGAAATCAGTTGTTTCCCAACGATTTCCTAATGTTTTCCCAATATATTCTCAACATTTTCCCACCTTCCATGCGCTCACGGAAATTGGAAATCATGTAGTTCACCGCACGTTTGGTCTTGTGGATATGAACTGCTATCTGTGAAGGGTACATGCCCCTATCGGCAAGGAGGGATACAAGGAGATAGCGGGCATCTACCGTTTCCGCGTCCTTGTCCGGAGACAAGATACGTTCTGCCGGAATTTCGGTTTCTTGTGATACGAGATTGATTGTTTCGACAAAGATTTCTGACTTGCACATGATTTTTCAGATTTTTATCCGTATCTTTGCCCTGCCACATAAAACTTGATATATACATGAACAAAGCACAAGATACCGTGTTGAAGATATTAAGCCTCCAACGTGCGGTATCTTATGCTTTTTCAAATTTTTATGTGGCAATAATTATTTGAGCGTTGGGGGCTTTCTTTTCACTCTAAGCCCCGAAAAGAGCGCATCTGTACGATAAGTTTTCCTATGGGCGCTTCTACTCGCCCGGATAGTAATGCTAAGTCATGTCAGCCTCCTTTCTTAAGTTTATAAACCATTTTTCCAAAAACTATCAGTAGTACCACTACTATGGTAGCAATAGCAAAACCTCCCACTTCCTGCTTGAAGGACTGCCATCGGGTCAACTCCTTCTCAACCGGATAAGGTATCTGGACGCTGTCTGTCCTCTCTATATAGAGAGTGTCATGCTTGACTTTATCCACAAACAGATACTTATACCTGAATTGATAGACGGTATCACCCTTGTCAAGTACATATACGCTGTCACGCATATAGATGCTGTCACGCTGGTAAACGGTATTATACACGCTGTCTGTACGCACCGTCTCCACCGGGACATACTTTATGCTCTCGCATGAGGAAAGCAATATACTCCACAGCATAGCGGACAAGCCGACGGCAAGCCAGAAAGAAAGCCTTCTGAACTCCGACAAACGCATATTATTCTTAATAAACTTTTTCATCACTTCCCATGTTATAATGTATTATTGTTCGTAATGTTGTGCATGTTAGTGGCGGTAGTCTGCTGGGAAGCACATTGCCGCCTAAATAATAGAATCCTCGTTGGCAGTCCATTCCTCACTGTTCAGAATACCGTTCAATCTGGCACTGTTGTGCAGATACACCGTCAGTCTGTCATCATCCGTCAATACCAGTTCTATAAAGTCATAATGGAGGATGACTTTTGTCCCGTCCACGATCTTTCTCGCATGGGAAGGGACTGATATGCCTTTGTCAAGACACCATTCAATAGTTACAATTACGTATTTCATGATTTATTTAATTTAGAGTCCCACATGTTTTCCAATTTGGCTTTCTCTGTTTCTATCTCTTCAATGGTCAAAGACTTGTTATAGAGAGCATAATAATAAATGACACCATTTAAAAATTCATATGCTCTGTTCGATGCTACCAAAGAACACCCCAAAGATAATTGGTCCGTGTCTTTTGCTGTGCCTCGATTTATAGCATTGCCATTATAGGAAGATGATGTTTGGTAAGATATACTATTTTGTATAAAAAGGACTCTATTTTCTGTTCCGTAGTTAATCGCAAAATCACCATAAGGAGCCTGTTTTTCAAATGTAAAAGCACCATCCCAAGCAGAACCATTATTTCTTTTACTTGCTACAGCACTATTACTATTATTACTACTTATTATTTCTCTCCTACATATCACTGTATAATCATCAAGAATAGGAAGTCCGGTACAGATACCGTAGTCATCCACTCCATCGAATACAAGTCCACCCTCATAGGCAGATGGTAGTTGAGTGATGGTAACCTCATTCATAGAATGTGTGACGAAGCTGACTCTTGTGCCTTGCGTACCTTCTTTATAACATACGGGAAGTTTATATACCCCGTCCTTACTATAAGTAGCTTTATTTTCCAGTCCATCATTATTCCTATAATGATAAGACACATCATCCCCCGAATCAAGACCTTTGATTTCTACAAAATAAGACGGAATATTGGATGCAAGTTGGTTATAATTAAATCCGGCAATTCCTATATTTATTCCTTCTTTTTTATATATTGAAATGGAATTAGAAGTTGTATTATCTCCGGTATATTTTGTAAAATCTACAGTATATTTTCCGAACCCACTATCCAAAGCATAGGCAAAGTTTCTCAAAACAAGCTCGTTACCCTTCACCCCACGGATATAGGCAGGAGAATCGCCATTGGTGTATCCCGACATAAACCAAGCGTCAACAAGGGATTCATGAAGTTGATTCCCATGACTGACACCCGAACCGCTGCCAAATGCAGGGATACGGAAACCACCGATTCCGAATCCCGTCAACCCAATATTTCCTATCCCGAACCTATCCATTGCCCAACATCTTTGCGGAAACGACTTCCGGGTAAGACTCAATGGTAACGGTCACACCGGCAGGAACGTCAACAGTGAAAATCAAGTTGTTCCCACCGTTATAACTCCCGTAACCGCCAATGTATTTAGCTCCCATGCCGTCAAGGTTGGCATATATGTTCAGCGCTCCCACATCCTTGCGCTGCATTTGCACAGTTACGGCACCTTCCGATAAGAAAGACGCTTGGTCTCTGTTTTGCGAATTCTTGCTGAATGATAAATCTGTTGCTGCCATAATTCTACGATTCTATAATTTCAATACTTGTTTTCTGTTTTCTCCTTCCCGATAGCTCACATGCACCCAAGAGAAATTCTTCTCATCAATCAATTGGTCGAAGGGGAGGTCAAGTGACTGAATCAGACTGAAAAGTCTCTTATTTTCCATTTTCGTATTAGGTGTGCCTACTATATCCACAGCACGACCTTTCATGTGGTCACTCGTCTTGGAGCCTCCTACAGCTTTGTTCAATGCCTCACATCTATACCCGGAGGTGACAATAATAGGTTTCCCATACGCTTCCCGTAACGGGTCGAGCACATTATTCACCAACGCTTGAACATTAGGAAGCAAATCCTTTGGCAAACGGTTGTCGATACCTTTCTTGTCCGCTGTCTCACTTCTTACAAATTCCGAAACTGTAAAGAATTTCATTTATTTTCCTCCTTATCTTTAGTTATTATCTCACTTATTTCCTCCTTGTCAACATCAAGCATCTTTTTCCCGAACAGCCCCAGCGCCTTTAGCATGTTGAAACTGTAGCCTTTCGGCGTAAGGATATTACTGATAATCGAGCAGAACTCAATGAAACAAACAAGCAGGCATGAATACACATCTATATTCCATTTGCTGCCGGAAGCTATGTTTATCATAACGACCATACATGTAAATGCGAAGTACGTCACCATCTTTCCCATCGTCCTGCGTATGGCACTGGAAAACCGCACCTCTTCTTTCATCAGCAGACTTTTCCTTATTCCGAAAGCCAAGTCACACACGACTACTGAAAACGAGACTATGAGCCACGGTATCATGTGTTCAAGGGATTCCATTATAAATCCGCTCGCTATTACGGAGAAGCCCCCGGGGATGCTCTGGGTTATCATGTTCTCTTTCACTGGAAGTAGGTTTTAAACACATTGACATGATAGATATTCACCCGTCCGTAGTTGGCGTCAAATATCTTTTTTATCTCATATCCCAGCCCATAAGATAGAGCTTTCATCTTTCGCCAGTTGATGGAACGCCAGTTCATATTATGCTCCTTCGCCCAACGCTTGATACTGTACCACTCCTTGGACTCATCAAGCTGCTCGGTCTTCTGTTCAAGAAGAGCCTTTGTTCTTTCTTTCTCCTCTACCTCATCCGCAAGTCTTCGCAATGCTTCTGCATAAGTCTGAGGTGCAGACAATTCTTTTAGCTTCTTCTCCATTGCATTAAATGCGGAAATAAACTCTACTTTGAAATCCATAGCCTTATCTCCAGTGAATCCCATTGCTATAACGGAGAAACCATCTCTATCCATTATATACATGGGACGTTCCTCTCCTTTATTATCTATATAACTGCTTAATACAAAGGACGAACGCAATTTTGCGTTGGTTGATTCACTGCCTTTTGTGAGTGAATTTTCAATAGCTCTCACTACATCGGCATGTCTTTTTCCGAACTTCTCAGCCACCAAAAGGCTATTGGTTAAAACTTGGCCATTCTGACCCTTAAAAACTAAATCTGTCATATTACCTGCTTTTATGTTGACTTTTCAAACTAACCAAAATTTTGTCTGTCAAAAACGACAAAAGCCCCCGAGCCGGATGCAAAAAAACATCAGCTCAGAGGCTTTGATATATGTCGGACAAATACAAGTACATAGTTACGGTGCCGTACATCTTCATACGGGTACTGCAAATATACTAATATTCTGTCAAACACCATACTAATCCAAACTTTTTTCACATGCAAAGCTAACCTTATAAGAGCAGATTAGGAAGCTTTCAATGGACGCAGAACGAACAATCGGGAAAAGGTTCGTTTTTTCGGCAAAATCGCTATCTTTATAACAAAAAAATGATTTACGCATACATTAGGGTAAGCACAGACAAGCAGACAGTAGAAAACCAGCGGTTCGAGATAGAGAATTATTGCAGGAAAAGGCAGATAGATGTAGACCAATACATCGAGGAAACGATAAGCGGAATGAAAGATGTGGACAAGAGAAAGCTTGGGACATTACTAAAGAAGATGAAGAAGGACGATACCCTTATAGCCTCAGAAATATCCAGATTAGGCAGACGGTTGCTGGAGGTTATGTCTATCCTTGACAATCTGATGAAGAAGAAAATCCGAGTAATAACCGTTAAGGAAGGCTTTGAACTTTGCGATAACTTGCAAAGCCACGTTATAGCATTTGCATTCTCGTTGGCGAGTGAAATAGAACGCAGCCTTATCTCACAACGCACGAAAGAAGCGTTGGCAAGAAAAAAATCGCTTGGAATGAAACTCGGAAGGAAAACCGGAGGGACAAACTCCCGGCACAAGCTCGACAAACACAAAGAACTTATACGCACTATGGTCGAATATGGATACAGCAAAGCAGCCATCTGCCGGAAAGTCAAGTGCCAGTACAGCACCCTTGACAAGCATCTCGAAAGAGAAGGACTGATAGTTAGGAACTATACTCCGCGTCCACGAAAGCCCAAGGACATCCCCACAGAAAAAAGAATCGTTCCTCAAAAAAGAAAGAAGCGAAAAGTCATCATCAAGAAAAGAATCCAAACCGACCGCGCACCACATGTGGAATACCAAGCAGCCGCTTACCAATATCGCCACCAATTGATGGAAGCTGACACACTTCGAGAAAAAGGCATTGTTGTTGATGTAGACAAGCCTGCCATACTTGAGGAGAAAAAGGAAAAGCTCAAGTCTATTCGGCACCATCATCATTTGCTTTTCCCTCACGAAAAGGAAATATTGAAATTCTTGAGGCAAGGGAAAAGCAAGGTCTTTATCTCCCGATACTTTAATTGTAATATAAAAACACTGGATGCGCACTTGAAGAGAATGGGGGTGGAAGTGGTGTATAGGTGATGCCCCTTAAATATGCAATAGTTATGGCAGAAGATATTAAAGAAAATGCAATGAGTGGTGGAACTCCGGCACGATTACGTGGGTTGGATGCAAACGGTAACAGTATATCACCAACATTGGAAGAGGTGGCAAGCGCAATGCCAGTAGCAACTATGGAAGAGAAAGGGATGGCAAGCGCTGGACAA